GAAAGAGTTTAGTCTTCACCGCTTCGCGTCGCTTGTCTATGATTTGGTTGTTGGTGATTGTCGCCTCAATAATAGGGTCGGCTCCTGGTTCGGTTTCGGCTACGTTGTCGTTTTGCGGGCTTCTTGCAAGCACCAGGCTATTCACGGCTCCGTATTTTTCTAGCTCGGTTAATTTAATCAGGGCGCCGTCTGGTATTTTGACGTGGTGTTTGTCGGTTTCGCCTTCGAGGTCGTTCGCGCACCAAAACTCTAAGTCGCCGCGGCTGTTAAAGCGGGCTATGCTTCCTGTGAGCGCCGCCAGCTCTTCGATGATTTCGCGGTATTGTATACCGTGAATATTCTTGTAGAGGTCTTGCTCTATGTCGATATCGATGTTTGACTGGTTCATTGTCGCGCCGATATCTAACACTCCGCAGATTTGCTGAAGTAGCTCGTCTGCGGTTGTTGGATATGTGAATAGCTCGGGTTTGTATTCCGCGGTTAATGCGTGCGTCTGGTTAAAGGCGGTTACTTTGACCTCGTCCTTGTCTTTGATTTTCTCCGAGGACACCACGTAAAATGTGCCGAGGGTCAGCGGCACGGGTAGTTGTCCTGCGCCGTCCCTCTGCCCTGCGCTGACTTGAAGAGCAAACTTGCGACCGAGTAGTTCCTTGCCTTCGAGGTGCGTTAGCGTCAGCTTCTGCATTTCGAGGCGACCAATTCCTGGCACTTCGCTTTCAAGCGTCGCGCTTATGATGAGGTCGCGGTCTGTCATTGTGATTTCTTCGCCCCCGTCCATTGTCTGGAGAAACAGCTCCATTTCGCGAGCTGGTATGTCCAAGCCGTTTATAAACTCCTGCCTATCTCGCAAGTCGTCTAAGTGTCGCTCGTGCATACTATCGCTGTGCCTCCTGTGCTATCAGGTTCACTTTGAAGTCGGTTACTAGTCCGCGCCTGCGGTCAAGCACTCCCAGCTTTAGGTCGTTTGCATAAAACGCCTGCGATTTGTATGAGTTGCTGTGAACATCGAAGTAGCGCACATTGAAGAAGGGGCGGTTCAATATTCCCGCGATTTGCGCCGCTCTGGCGTATTCCATAGGTACAAACTCCAGCTCTAATTTCGGAAAGATACCTATCAGCGTGCTTCTCATACTGCCTCTCATATTGCGCCCCGCGTCTTTCCAGAGCTTGCTCGCCTGCACGTCGTACTTCTTTAATTCTCGTATCTCGACGCCTTCGATTGTTACAAGTGCTTCTGCCATAATGTTATACCAATATCACCCCTTGATTGTTTAAGTAACTCTGGTCGTTAATTCCGTCGATGACGCGACGCACCAGTTCGTCTTCGCCAATTTTTACTATTATAGTCTGAGCCTGGCTTCCTGCGCCACCCCTCTCGGCTAGCTGGTTTGCGATTTTATCGAGCCAGCCCGTGTTGTTCTCAAGCGGCACGACCGCTTCGCGTCCTGCTTCGCCGACCACTGCCAGAGTTGCGCGGTCAACCACACCACCGCGGGCGAGCTTCGGTATTTTCGGTATGTTCATATTCTTACCGCCCACGCCTGGCACCCAGTCTGGTATTTTGATTTGGTTCAAGCCATTGATAAAGCCGTTAATGATGTCAATCAACGCGTTAATTGGTGCCTTTGCGATTGCGCCAAGCGCTCCGAGCGCTCCGCCTACAATTCCTTTTAGTCCTTCGAAGGCTTTCTTCCAGTTGCCTGTGAATACGCCCGCGATAAAGTCAACCAATCCGCCGAGTACTGTAAATACGCCGCGCACGAAGCCTCCGATTGTGCTTAGGGCGGTGTTTATTATTCCGCCAATCGTCGTGCCTAGGGCGACCCAGACGGGCTTAAATGTGCTAATAATCCAGTTCACAATTGGCGTTATAAACTTGTTATAGATTTCGAGCGCTCCTGCTACCAATTTGCCGATAAAGTCGGTTACGGCTTTCAGCGCGGGCTGTAGTTGGTCTTTCCAGACCTTTTGAAACTCGTCCAAAAATGGCTTAATAATTGGCTCCAGGACGTCGCTGTAGAGCCTCTTAAATGTCCCCGTGATGTTGCCTAAGAACTCGCCTATTCCCTTTGATATGTCTTTACCGTATGTGTCCCAGGTGCTTTTCAGCGTGCCTGTGAAGTCCGTCCAGATTGTGCCTACTATTGTGCTTATCTGCGTGAAGACGCTCTTCATATTCTCCATAAGCCCCGTCAAGTTGTCCACGATTTGTGGCGTGGCGTCAGCTAGTCCTTGTAGGAGGTCTGCGGGTATTGTACCCGCCAAGTAGCCGATATCTGAGAAGCCTTGCCTTAATGGCTCTACTAACGGCTCTAGGAAGGAGTTCGCCAGCTCGTACAGCTTCGCGGTGATGTCCATAGCGCCCAAAAATGTGGTAGTGAAGTTATTCGCGATTTCTTCGGCTCGCGGTACTATCACGTTTTCTAGTCCCTCGAAGAAGCCTACAAATGGCGCCGCCAAGACGTTTATTTCCGTCGCGATTGTGGTACCCATTGATGTAAGCAGATTTGCAAAGTGTTCGTCAATTTCTCCAGCGCGCTGTCCGATGACCGTCGCCCAAGCGCTTGTCTGCGCTGTTACGATGTTGCTTATACTTGTGAATACCCTTTTGCCGTTGTTTGCCAAAGCGTCGAAGATTTTACCTACGCCCGTCGCGAAAGCTTGCCACGACTTCGTGTTTTGGATAACCTCGAAAGCTTTCAGGAAGCTGTCCTTGATTTTCTGCGCGATTTCGTCGGCTTTGCTTGCGCCCTTGTCCATATCTCCAAGGTCAAAGTCTAAGCCGCTCATATCCATACCGCCGCCACCTGCGTCGCCGCCGCCTCCGCCGCCACCGCCTGCGTTGTCTTCTGGCTCTTTTAATACGTTCATCTCATCAAACGCCGCCAAACCTGCCAGCTCTTTCTTGAGCTTCTTTGCTTGCCCTGCGGCACCGCCTAGTTGTTTGCCTGCTCCTGCCGCTCCTGCGCCTACGCCACCCATTGATTTGCCGACGCTGTCGACTGCTTTCTTCATTCCTTCGGCTTTCTTGCCTCCGCCGCCGAAGAGTGAGCCTATCCAGCTCACCGCCATAACCATTACCTTTACAAAGCCCACTACGTACGGTATTGCGGCGTTAATCGCGTTTGTTATCATCTGGAAGAAGCCCGCGATGTTCGACTGTCCGATTGCGTTCATAATGTCCGCCAGCCCCCTGGTGAAGGCTGTTTTCATATTCGTGATAGCCGTTTCAATTCCGCCCGCGGCTCCTAGGGCTTGCTCTGAGAACGGCTTTATTCCGTTGGCTCCGTTCTGGTTCAGCTCTATCATAGCCTTCATAAAGTCGTTCATACTGACGGTTCCGCTTCGCAAGGCTTCGCCGAGCTGGTTCGAGCTTGCGTAGCCCATATACTGCGCCACCTGCTTCAACTGAGCAGGCATTGCGGTCATCATATTGCGCCATTCCATCATATCAGGTTTACCCTTTGCGTAAGCCTGGCTTAATTGCTCGATTGCGCTCGCTTGCACTTGTGCTGGCGCACCTCCTGCAATTATGGCGTTATTCATTGCCAGAAACATTTCGGTGCTGGCTTTGACGTTGCCGTTCGCGGCTGTCAATCGTTGCACGGCGCTTGCGGCTGTGTCGAGGGTTGTTGGAAGTCCTACGAGCTTCTGGCTCATATAGTCGATAGACTTCTGGGCGTCTTCGGCTGATATTCCCAGGTTGCCCATTACTCGCGGAAAGTTGTTTAGCGTATCAACGCGTGATACGGCGTCGCCTAGGGTCGATGTGATAGCGCCTATGGCTTTTGATATACCAGCGGCTACTAATCCACCCATTGCGACGGCTCCTGCGCCCATTCCGCGGAAAGAACCCGAAACGGTCGACGAGGCTTTTGTCGCGTTCGAAGCGATTGCGTCAATATCTGCGCGAGCGCGACCAATTTCTTTTCTCATCTGGTCGGCATTCGCGGTTATAAGCAGCTTTAGCTCGTCGACTGTCATTTTAGGTTACCTCCTAGTTTAATCGTGTTGCGGATTGCCTGCTCCTCCATTTCTTCGGGGGTCATTGCGCGCCGCTTTTTTTGCGATAGGAAAGGCTCTTTTGGATAATGCTTCCCGTTATTCACAGCTGAGCCGACGTATGCGCCGAGGAGGTAGTTCAGCTGGTCTGTTCGCTTTTCGTTCTCTTTTATCTTGGTATAATACGCCGTTACGTGTTTCTGGAACTGCTTCGGCGTTAATTCCCAGTAGTAATTCAGGTCTAAGCCTATTTCGAGCGCTGTGATTTCGTGGTGGCGCCATTGCGCGCCGTATGTGGATAAACCCAGCGCCTGCGAAACTCTGCGTTCTAGTTTATGTCCGCCAGAGCCTCGTTCACTTCGGCTTTGTTGCGCCTCATCGCTTCGACGTTCGTGTTCTGCGGTAAAAAACCCGCCTCCACTAGCGCCTCTGTTACGTCTAACATAATATCGTACTTGTCGCGTCCTGCTTCAAACTGTGCGTCTAATGTGTCCAGGGCTACCTTTGAGCTAACGCCGTATCGTTGGGCGTTCTCGTCCCAGAGGGCGTGTTCTAATATCTTTGATAAAGCGCGCACGCTTCCGTCTGCGGCGATATGCTCGATAGAAACATTGCCGACGGCTCTTTCGATACTGTCGACTATTCGTGCGTTAAACTTTAGATTTAGCTTTTCGGCTTCTGCCATTATTTCGTACCTCGTTTATGTTGCTGTGGTTCGGGTGGATATAGCGCCACCCGTTCGCTTTTTGTTCGCTCCTATAAAGTGTTTGGCTCTGTTGGAGTGAAGGTTGGCTTGCCGCTTACGCGCAGAGTTGCGCTGAAGGTTGCTAGACCGTCTACGGTCTTTTCGCCGTCCTTAAACGACTTGATAAACGCCTTGAATTGCCACTTTGCGCCTGACGGATATGTTACAATCCACTCGTGAATAGTTTGGTTCTCGGCTAATGCTAGCAATTTAGCGATAGTGCCTTTTTCGTCTTCCTTGACGATATTACCAGCGATTGCGACCTCGCCTGCGTCCTTGGTGGTTGCAATAAACTCTTTGTAGCCGCCCTCTGTGTCGAGAGTCGTTGTGTCTTGCTCGTCGCTCTCTACGCCGATTTCGCCGATTGAGGTTAATTTACCAATAACTAGGTTCGCTGTTTCGTCTTTCGCCTTGACTTTTTCGAGTCGAGTTCCCATTGTTCGTGTACCTGCCATAGTGGTACTCCTTTCTAATGCTTTACGCTTTTATTTTAGCATATTACGCCGTGGAAGCGTGATGTGATATGCACGAGGTCGTCCTGTGTTGTCGGCATATCGCTCGCGCTGTCCATTGACCAGCCCTCGGCGCACAATATGTCGCTCGTGCGCTGAAGAAGCTGTTCGGCTTGAGTGGCGTCCCTCGTCCAGATGTCGATTTTATAGACCGTCATTGAGCCGATATATTCACTGTCAAGCGTGTACTTTGTTTGATTGCCTGCTAATGAGAAGGTGATTGCTGGCAGTTTCGTTAATTGAGCCGTTGCTCCTTGTATGACGTCAGCGTTCGGGTCGACCGAGCTGAGCATATCATAGATATATTTCCGCGATACTGACACGTTTCTCCTCCTTAGTTCTTAATCTCTGACCTCACTATTGAGGCGTAACGCTTGCGCACTTGTTCGAGTGCTGGCTTCATATACGGCTGAGCCACTTGTCCTGCGGTGTCGCCGTATGCAATTGAGCCGTTCAGTGGCTGGCTCTGCGCTGTTGCGGCTCCGCGCTGACCTGTTCCGTATTCTACAAACGCCGCGTATTCTTTGTCTGTGTATACTTCCGCCGTGATTTCGCCGCCGTTCGCTGTCGCTGGCTTCATTGTGATACTGTTCGCCAGTGCGCCTGTGTCGACGGGTGCGAGTGCGCGTGCTTGTCCTTCAACTTCCAGCGCGGCTCTGTTCACTGCCTGCGCCACGCCTTTGGCTTTCTCTAGCTTGCTGTAGCGAGCCTGGATTTGCCCGAGGTTCTGAAAAGATATAGACGCGCTCATAGCTTTACGCTCGTTGCGGCTATCAATACGTGGCTATCTCGCGGCTTGATTGATTGTACGACATAAACTTTTCCCGCGTATTTTAGCCTGTCGCCTATCTCTGCGGGCGATAAAGGAGAGATTGTGATAGTCAGCTCCGTGTCTTCGTCTAGTCCGTAGTTCTCAATAAGCCGACGGCTTACTGATGTCTGAATATTGCCGACGATTTTGCCGACCGTTACGTACGTCGTGCGATTGCTTCCGTCGAAAGCTTTCGCGGTCTGTCGTTTCAGCAGCTCGGCTTCCTTGTCATAAAATGTCCGCGCCATTGCCGCTTTCATATTATCTAGCCCCCGCAACGTTCGCCCTCCTATACGGTGCTAGTAGCTCTGCAAAGCCGCCCAGTAGCTCGCTATCTGTCGCGCTTGCGTAGTAGTTCTTCACACCGTCTTTGTACGAGATTGACTGACCGTTGTCGCTGATACTCTGGACTGCTTGCTCAATGTTGCCGTTCGCTTTTTGTTCGCTTGCCTGCGCCAGGCTTGCTACGACAATTCGCGCTACAATCCTTTCGAGTCGCGGCTCGATTTCGTCGGCGTTCAGGTATAATTTGACGCGGTCTGCGATTTCTTCAATAACGAAGTCCTCGAGCGCTTCGTCGCGTTGTTGTTCGTTCGAGCGTAGGCTTTGTATATGTAGCTTTATTCGCTCTTTCTGCTCCTGTTTCACGTTCCTCCTTATACCTGAATAAGGCGCCGTGTAGCGCCTCGTTCTTAGTCTTCTTTTGGCGCTTCTGCCTTAGCCTTTTTTGGCTCTGGTGCCGCCTCTTCGGTTACCTCGACGTAGTGTTCGGAGTTAATCATCATCTCGATGACTGCCTCGTTGGTTACTCGCTCGAGCGTGCCTGTTGTTACGTTTTCGAAAGTTCTCACTTTGTTCTCCTTGTGGCTTTGGCGGGGTTTCCCCCGCCTCTGCCTCTGCCTGTTACTTCTATTGTTAGGCTACTGTTGCCCACTTAATCAAGTCAGGTGTTACTGCCTTGGTGCCGTAGTTGTAGAACATTTCTGCGGCGTAGTCGTTTGACAAAGGTAGCTTCTCTGCGTCGTATTGTGCGACAATCAGTGGCTGTGCAATTGCGCCGTCTACGAAAGCGATTGCGTCCTTTGTTTGGCGTACGTTGCTTACTACTTCAACGCCGTGGAAGGCTTGGATTTCTTCAGCGTCTGTGGTTATGCCGATTTTTACAGTGTCTAGGTAGTTGCGTAGTTTACCGTAGGCTTTTGGAGTCAAAGACAATTTAATCATCTCGCGGTCAACGCCGTCGACGTACTCGTTCTTTGTCGTTTCGATTGCCTGAATAAGAGCCTCAACCTTGTCCTGAATTGTTGGCTCTGCTGTTACGACTACTTCTGAGCCTTCTGTTTCGGCAACACTGAAGAATTTAGCGTCAGTTTCTGAGATAACTGTCTGTGCGTGGTTCTTCTTTCGGCTGTCGACAATGCCAGGAATACCGCGTAGTTTGATATCTTTCTGTGCGATTTCTTCGACAATTTCGCGGTCTGTGTCGATTTGCACGAAGACCTTGCCCTTGTTGTTCAAAGCGTCGCCTTTAGCTGCTGTGCGGGCTGTGCCGTAGTCTTTACCCTTTGAGTTAATGAAGCGGTTTGCCTCAACGCTTCCTGTTGTTGGGTCGCCTGACAAGTCCTTGTTCTTAAAACGTGCGGCTAGTGAGCCTTTCTGGATTGACTCGATAACATAGCCGTAGCTCACAGCCAATTTATCTTTGTCTGTGTTGCTCAAAATGCTTTTAGCGTCCTGTGCCATTTTATAATCTCCTAATTGTTTAGATGACGGTTACTTCACCGTATTTTTGAGCGCTCGAGGCGCTTTCCTGTGGAGCTTTCGGCGTGCTTCCTTTCAGTCGCTCTGCTACTGCGGCTTCCACAGCTTTTCCAAACTGTTTTTCCAAAGTCGCAATATTCTGCTCCTGCTTTTCAACGTCTGCGTCTACTACCAACTCTGCCAGCTCGTGGGACATACCTTTTTCAATCAGCACGTTCTTCGCGTTAAAGAGGTTTTCTCTCAGCGTGATTTGTAGCTCTTTCTCTGCTAGCTCGCGTTCCGATTGCGCACGTCGCTCAGCTTCGCGCTCCTCTTCGCTAAGCTTTGCTTGGCGGTCGTACTCGGCTATGCGTCGGTCGAGTTCCTTGTCGTACTTCTTGCGCTCTCTGGCTAAGCGACTCTCTACCGTTCTGTCTACGTCCTCTTGCGTGAACAGGTGGTTGTCTGTCTGCTTCTCCTCCTGCGTGGCGTTGTTTTCTACTGCTTGCGCTTCGTTGTTTTCGGCGTTGTCGTTTTTCACCTTAATCTCCTTTTACCGTTTTTAGCTCGTCAGCTTTTCTTAAAGGTTGCCGTTTCAGTTCCGTCGAACAAGCTCGGCTTTAGTCCTGCTTGCTTAAATTGTAACATATTTTAGAATAAACTCTCATATGCTTTTACTTCTGCGTCGATTTTTAGGAAGGGCGCGTTTATTTCCTCGTCGTCGCTGAATTGCTCGAAGTAAATATTCCTCAGGCGTCCTGTGTTCTTGTCGACTACCAGATAATGCGGGCGTTTGAGCTTCGTTTCCTCGTCTTTCGGCGCGTAAATTATGTAACCCTTCATCTCACCCACGTTTTCGTAGCCCTTACCTACCAGTATCTCGGCTCTACTTGCTGTTATGCTCATCTTTTCGCTCCTTTCTTCGGTTGCGGTTGTGCTTTGCTTGATTTTCTCACGACGTACGGAAGCATTTCCGTGTCAATTTTCGCGTTGTCTATGCGCATAAAGCCCCACCTGGTCATTTTATTTTTATATGGCGGCGTGTCGAAGCTTTCGCCGTTCTGTGGGTCAATAAAACGCAGTCCGTCTGGATTGCCTGCCGTGGGTTTCACGCGCTCGGCTATTAGCGTATGTCCTGAGCGTCCGTTGCGGGCGTAGAAGAATACCTGGAGCCTTGCGCCTACTGGCAATTCCTTTGTGTGGCTGACCATTTCAGGATACTCTGACTTGTATAGTCTGCCTTCGATTTTCTTCCACCCCAAAAAGTCGACCTCCTTCTTCCAGAGCCACTCCATTTCGCGTATGGTGCCGCTAAACTCGCGCCTTAATTTCGGGGTGTTTGGTAAAGCTTCCACGTCATAACCGCGGCGTCTTAATTCGTATGCGGGGACGCACCTCTGGCAGTTGCTCTTGTAGCCTCCGCCCTCGTCATAGCGTGGATTTGCCTTGATTGCGTCCTCTGGCTCCATTGGCTCGCCCTGCGTGCCTAGGACGTCCTGCATTGCGTAGGCGATTGGTGGCGCTGTTGGTTTTGCGCTGATTGTTTCGGCTCCTACGTCGTTCTGCCAGTCGTTAAAGTTCCTGTACTTCTGCACTTCGCTTGGTGCCGTGTCTGGGTCTTCGCGGTCTTCTAATCGTGAGCGTCTTAAGCTTGGCTCTGCGTCGTCGCCTAGGTAAGCTCTAATCTTCGAGCGACAGTTGGGGTGCATTGGCGGGCAGTTTACGCCTACCTCGCGCTCTGATAGCTTGAAGCGCTTGTCGTCCAGTGAGCCACAGATTTCGCTGGTGCGAGTGTCCAGGGTCGCCATAAAGACATATTCGGTTATTCCCAGCTCTTCGTATAGCCTGGCTTCTGCTTCGTTCTCGAAGTAGGTGGTTTCGGTGCGTATGAGCCTCATTGCCTCGTAGGCTCCTACGTCGAAGCGTTGGCGCACTTCTCGGGCGAGGTATTGCGGCGATTTGCCAGCCAGTAGCCCTGCGGCGGTGCGTTGGCTCAGGTCTTGAGCTAGCCTGTTTGTGTTGTTCCAGATGTTCTGGCTGTAGTTGGCGCCGTTCCATTGCTCGGCAAGCATTCGGTTTAATCGCCTTGTGTTTATCTGCGTAAACTGTGCGCGGCGTCCTGTCGTCTGCTCGATGTCGTAGGCGGTTCTGAGATAGCTTCGCTTGATTGTTTCGGCGTGCGCCTTCGTGGAGAGTTCTATGCGTGGCTTTGTGATTGTCATAGCCTCCGCGTAGATGTTGTGCTTAAACTCCTCGAGGCGTGTTATGCGCGCCTTGTAGTTTTCCTTGATGTATTGACGGCTTAGCTTGCCCTCGGCGGTCTTCCAGAAGCGGTCGGTTTCGCCTCGGCTGAGCAGTTCCTTAAGCTGACCGACGTCTATACCCGTCTTGTCGCTGTATTTCTGATAGGTTCGCTCGATGTCGCGCTGGACAATCTTCGCCGCGTCTGAGTAGATTTTAGCAACGTTTGCCGACTGCCTGTCGATGTGTCGGCTTATATCTGCGCCGCGTCTTTCGGTGCGCTGTTGCCAGTATTCCGCGGACTTCACGCGCCTACTCCTCGGCTACTTCTGGCTCTGCTGGCTCTGCTGGCTTCACTGGCTCGACTTCTTCGAGGTTGCTGATGTCGTCGGCGTTGCTTGCCTGCTCGTCTTCTTTCTCGGCTTTCAATCGCTCGATGACTTCGCTGGCGTCGCGGACAAAGGACAGCTGGCTAATTAGCGTTTCGTCGTCGACGTGGTCGGTTAAGTTGTTTATCATCTGGCTTACTTCCAGGTCATTTGCTGGCAGGCTTCGCGTAAACTTGGCGTCAACGTCGCGGGCGGTGATTGGCTCCGTGTTATTCTTGACCTTCAGGAAGCTGGCGTAGATTGCCATACGCTCCATAAGTCCGCGCTCAAAGTAGCGCTCCTTGGTCTTGATGTTTTGCTCCATTGCAAGGAGTTTGTACTTCAAGGCTACACCCGAAGAATTGCCTGCAAAGTTCTCGTCGCTCATATTCGGAGTCTTACTGATTTTATGGATATCTTTCTCAATCGATGTGCGAAGCGTTTCGGCGTCTGACTCGTTTAATTGCTTGACGATGTATTCAATTTTGGCGTCCTTCGGTATCGATGAGATGACGCGGTTGTTTCTCAGGTCTTCTACTTGCTGATTTGTTAATGACACGCCATATAACGCTAGGATTGCGTCGACTAGTTGCGCCTTGTCGTTAATTCGGTCGCTCTGCAATACGTTGTAAACGTCAATCAATCCGATGACGCCCTCAAAGTCGCCCGTGCGCGCTGGGTTGTTGCGGTATTCAATCACTGGGACGTCGCCCATTGCGTGCGCGTGCTTTGGTTTTACCTCTGTTAATTTCTTAGGCTCGGCTTCGGTCGTGTATTCGGCTATGTATTCTTTGTCTGCGATATAAACCGTATAGCTCTTAATGGTTCCGTTGTCGTCGGTCTGCGGTATGTATATAATCGCACCGATTTTTGACTGCTTGACGGTATTGTCGCGCACTAGCACGACGTTTCGCGGGTCATAGTGAGCGCTGAAAATGGCGCTGTTCTCGTCTGTGTAAATGTATTCGTAGGCGTAGCCGTAAATTGATACGTCGCGGGCTATTTCGCTGTCGAGGTCTGCGATGACCTGGCGGTCGTATTCGTCCATAATTGGCTCGATGTTCACGCCCTCTTTGGTTTCATAATCCACGGGGCTTCCCAAAAAGTAGCCAACATTGACGTCTGTGATGTAACTCGCGTGGTTCACTACCACCTTGTTATTCACGCCCGACTGCGTGCTTCGGTTGTTGATGTCGTGGTCGCCGAAGTAGTAATTCTCTAATTTATCCAGGCGCGCTTTTAGCTTCGTGTTGTATTTTATCGCGGCTTTGACCACGTCGACGCTGTGGAGGTCGGTGTCTGGGGCTTGTGTAAATGGCTTGAAGGCTTTACTCATTTTTTGCGGTGTTTCCTTTCCTTAGAATAATCCGCGGCGACGGCTGATGTTGGCGCCGTTCGTCAGTATGTCTTTATTATACAGTACAGGTGGTGATTGCGCGGTGATATGCTCGTAAATGCTTGCCAGCACGTCTGGCGCGTCGTCGTGCGCGTTCTTGCCTTTGCTCTGGTACGATACGACGTTAGTGTGGAAAGCTCGCCAGCGACTGCTCCAGGACTCTGGCATATAAACGTGCTTCTGTACCCACGCGCTTGATGAGAGAATACGAGCTTCCTTGTTCTTCGTCTGCGGCACTGCTTCTATGACGGTTTTATTGCTTTGGTACTTCTCAGTCAGCCTGCGCTCGATGTTCTTACTGTAAAGCCGTCCGCCGTTGTTGCTTTCGAAAGTCGCGTTCGTTACGTTATTGCGATAAAGGCAATCCGCCACCTCGGCTTCGGTCGTGTCCATATCCTCGTCGGTAAAGACTACGTCAAGCACGTACGCTTCGCTGTCGATAATTTTGTAGACAATCATACAGAGATAGTCGCTTCCTGTGTCTGCGGTGTCGCAATAAGCCCAGACGCGCTCGTCGTCGGTCTGCGGCATAATCGCGTAGGTGTTCAGGCTCTTGTATAGCACACCCTTGACGTCCATAGGCTCGCCGAGATAGTTCGCGGCGGCTATGGCTGGAAGCATTTCTTGCGTCTTCAGGTCGTAGTCCTCGCGTGATAATATGCTCGGACAAAGCATTTCTCCGTTGTCGTCGATTGCTTTTAAGTTCAGCTCCAGCACTTTGTCCTCGCCGTATGAGGATTTAATCCTGCCCGCGATGTCGCCCGTTGCCCAGCGGGTCATAATCACGATAACGCGCCAGTCGCCCTCCATTCGCTGGAGCATTGTGCTTGTAAACCAGTCCCAGATTTGCTGTAGGGTTCGCTCGTTCAGTGCTTCTTCTGCGCTCTTAATTGTGTCGTCAAGCACGAGCAGGTTCGCGCCAAAGCCTGTGGCTGTACCTTTCGGGCTGGTCGCCAGGTACGATTTGCCGTAGCTTCCCTTCAAAGCCCAGAGTGCTTTACTGCTTTCGCCTGATTGGAGGGTTGTATACGGAAAGATATCGCTATAGACGACTGTTTGGTCTTCTGCTTTCTGGCTGGCTATCGTATTCCTCACGCTTTCGGCGAAGGTTGTCGAGAGCGTTTCGTTATAGCTCCCTGTCATAACCTTGAGCAGGTGGTTCTTGCCAAAGACCCACTCCACCGCGGTCTGTCCTGTGAGGCTTTTCCCGTGGCGTGGTGGTGCGTCGAGTAGTAAGAATTGATAGCCGTGGTCTTCGGTGAGGAAGTATTGCAATATGTCGCACATTTGTTTCAGGTGCGGTCTGTCGCTTCGGTAAAATGACGGGCGCATAACCTTCGCGTATGCATACAGGTTATATGGCGCTAGCTTTACGAGCGCTTGCTTCTGTAGTTCTCGGCGTATTTCCCGCGCCTGTTCCTGCGTGATATGCTCCATATGATATATTTTTAGCCGTTTTTTCGGCTCGGTTTTCATTTTCCCGGACTTTTCGTTGTCTTTTTGTTCGTGAAAATATCGCGAGGCGGGTTTTTAGTCCTCTTCTACGTCGTTAAATGCGATTTGTGCGAGTTCTTCGTTCGTCAGGTTCAGGCTTTCGATTGATGAGGTCGTTATGCTTGTATTCACAAACTGTGGAGCCTTGCCCTCTGTGCGGTCTGTGATTTCCTGGGTTGTGTTCAATCCGATTTTACCGCCCTTGCGTGCGTCGGTAATTCTTGCAAAGGCTATCTCCTGCGCGACGGTTCTCTCGTCTTCTGGTACCTTCGATAGCCAGCGTCGCGCCTGTGCGGTGGTCATTTTCATAAAGTATTTATACCAGTAAGATATCATATTTTTGTTAGTCCAGCCGCCCGCGCTTCGGTTCTGTGGATTTACGGCTAATCCTGCGGGGACGCCCGTGCCTTTTATGAAGCGTCCGTGCTTATCACGCTTCAATTTTTGCGATGTGTCAACTACGACGGTTTCCCTTGCCAGCTCTGTAAAACTCTTCTCATCACCCGCCAGTTTATGCTCAATCATAACCGCGTCGCGTCGTCGTTTCGCGTTCTGTGCTTCTTTGCTCGGTGGCGTCGGTGTCCAGTCCTTGGTTGGAGCTGTCGGTTCTTTTACCTCTGTTTGCGTATTCTCTGTCATATCTGCATTATATCAAAAAGCCCCGAGATGTTGTTATTCTCGGAGCCTTCTGTGTTTCAGGTGCCTGCTTGATTGTCGTTTATTTAGTGCTTGCTTTCTTGCTTGGTTTTTCGTCTGCTTCTGCGGTTTTCTTAGTGCGTGGTTTGCGCGTCTTTGGAGCGGCTTTCTTGGCTTCCTCGCGCTCGGTTTCGTCTAGGCGTTTGCCTACAAAGATAGCCAGCTTAGCTCCTTCGACTAGTGCGCTTTCGTAGCTCATAACTTCCTTAATCGTTCGTACTTCGATAATAAGACCGAAGATGAGTATCAAAATGCCCAGTAGGTCAAAGCCTTTAATTATTCCCTGCGCTATGACGTTGCTTAGACCAATCGTTAATACGATTAGTAGAAGAAAGAAGCCCTCGGATTTTCCTATTGCGCGGTCGACCATTTCGCCAGACTCTTTTCTTAATTCTAGCATACGGGTTTCTTTAGCTTGCTGTTTTAGTTCTTTCTCAGATTTCATAGTTCAGGTTCTCCTCTTCTTTAGTTGTTTGCTCGATTGGTTGCGTGGTGGTGTGTTTTTCCATTTGGCGAAGTCGTTCGTATCCTCGCCAGATGAGTTCCGCGGCTTCGAAGAAGGCGGTCTTGTCTGCTTCTGATAGCTCGGCGATATAGTTTAGTGCCTGCTGTCGCTCGTCGATTTCGTCTATGGTTGCGCTGTAGTCGTAGTCTACGGTCTTGTGCTTATTGTTAAACATTCTCTTTTGCCTCCTCCTATAAATGAAAGTAGTGGTTCGGCGATACTGCGTAGTAGATTGTGAAAATTAGCGAGATGAAGCAGGTCAAAAATGCTAGCGCTATATGTAGCAGGACGCTGTGTCCTTTCTGTATGCGGACGTAGTTGGCTCCGTCGCGTGCATTTCTTCGTTCTGGGTTCATTTGGTTTACTCCTTTGCTTTAGTTTAGTATCTGGTTAGTTCTCGCTCCCTCCTTTACATTATGATAGCCCCCATTCTGCGAGGCGTTCGAAGCCTCCGATGTTGTCGATGTACTCCTTCGCGATTAGCACGATGTCTTTATAAGGCACTCCGTCTATTTCGTTGTCGCCGATTGCGCAGCTTAATTCTTTGCGCTTATTGCCTCCTACGGCTATGATGTGCGCGTAAATATTCACGGCTACGTCTGCCTTGCTCAGGTCTTTACCGTGAAGTCCTCCGCCCGTTACGGCTCTGCCCATATCTGAGCCGAGTTTGCGGTTGGTTGCGCCTGCGTCGACGTTTTCGCCGCCTGACCATAATCCGAGTGGATTTATAACAATGTCGTAGTCTTTTAGCTCCTCGGCTTTGATTTCGTCCAGGATTTTATAAAGGTCTACCCTCAGTGCGTTTTCTTCTGCGTCGCTTTGGCAGATAATGAGGCGCTCCGCCTTCATATCGAGTATGTACTTACCGTCTGAGTTGTATTTCTGGTGAATACCTCGGGCGATTTTCGTAAGAAGCGACTGCTCTCTGTCTGCTGGTTCACCGACAAAGATACCGTTATCACCTGCGCGTGGTTCTTCTGCCTGGTTCGCGGCTAAGCGCACGTCCTGCTCTACAATATTCATATTCAGGACGTAGTTGTTATGCTTCAATATTCGCGTTATGATTTGCTTGGCTACTCGCTTCGGTACATAAACCGAGCTTTCGCCGATGATATTCACCTCTCCGTGTCCGAGCAGTACCTCGAAGGCTACGCGTGGAGCGTCTTGCTCCTCATAGGCGTAGTCCACCAGGGCGCCTGCTATGCGGTCGGCTAGTTTGTCGGGGTGGTCTGGGTTGACTTTTTCAATCATCTTTAGAGTCCTCTCTGTCGTCTTAATGCTCGGCGTGCTGGCTCTGCTAGCGCGCTCTGCTGGGTTTTATTTATATAAATGATAGCATTTATTGTTAGCGCTATGATAAGCACCGCTGTTGCGATTGCTTCGGGTGCAATTGCGTAGGCTGTTAATGTTGCTAGTGCTGTGTTGTATAGTTTAGTCATTTTTTTATCTCCTGGGTGGGGGCGGTGGTGGTCGCCCCCTTGTTTATTGTTTATTTAGTAGACGATTGTGTCAGCGTCGATGTCGTAAAAGGCTAGTAGCTTGTTCCAGTTCCTGGTGTTTGTGAAGTACTCGGTGTAAGCCCAGCTAATTTCGCCCGTCTGGCGGTTCCTGATAGCGGCGCCACCTCCGTCAATTTTTGCGTTTCCCGCTTCGATGTCCTCGATGAGGCTCATTGTGAAAGGTCGAAAGTTTTTAGTCATAGCGTTTTCTCCTTTGTTCTTACGTTTGCTATGTTCTTAGTATATTGTACCCTCTCAAAAATAGCAAGGGTTTTTATGGAGATTTTTTGACTTTTTTCAGCCTGTGGACAACTTTTATAAAAATAAAACTACTACCCCTGTTTTGAGTAGTAGTCTTTTAATTGTCGCGTGATTTCGTGATAGCCCACTCTGCGCCAGTACGCGCTGTGGTCAATCAAAAATAGGGCGTAGTCCTGCATAGTGTTTAGCTCATCGCACTCGCGCTTCGCCTCGATAATAGCCCTCTCGATTTTAGTCGAGGTTACTCTATTGTTGAGTTTCTTTCTTCTTGTCGCGTCGTACCTGTTCGCGTCTGCTGTTGTTTTCATTCCAGTACCGTATTGTCTTGGCTTCGCGGTGGACGCTTCGCCTCATTGCTATATATTCTTTTAGCTCCTCAGGCTCTGCGCCATTTTCAAAGCAATACTCGAGCAGCTCTAATTCGTATAGCGCTAGTTCGCTTGCGTAGTCGATTGACCAGCGGCTCGCGTCCTTGATTGCGCCGCGTGTGTTTTTCACTTGACCAGCTTTTGCGAAGTTCGCAATTCGCTTCAGCGCGTGAATAAAACCTTCGCCCAAGCCTTGGATTTCCGCGACCTGCTTTGCGCGTGGTCTTAATTGTCGCGTCTGTCTTTTCATTGTTTACCTCTGTTTCTTAGCCACAGAGCTAGGTGGAGGCTCGCAAAAAATATGTTTATGATAAACGGGTAGAAAACTTTTACGTAAGAACAAAGGTACGACGAGCCTCCGCGTCGAAGCGCCAACGGTTTGTATATCATCAATTGAGTTAATCTTTTACTAATTTTGTGCTGGTGCTTCTAGCTCCGCGGCTAAGATAGATTTTTAATGTGCTTTAGCTGTATTATATCAAACTTCCGCGTCTTCGGCTTCAGTTTTCTGAGGCTTTGGGCGTCGGCTTATCGAGCCACCCTTTGAGCCTGCTCGGCGCGCTAGTTCGCGGTTCAGGGCGAAGCCTTTCGGTACGCGTGCGCTTCCGCCTATGCGTCCGAGTTCTCTGTAAAAGTTCGGGTTACTCGCCTTATTTTTCTGCGCAGCTTTTAAGCCGCCCTCTCTGTTTCCTGCCATAGTTTTAGTCCTCCTTTACTAGTTCAAAGTTTTTGTTAATATTACCAGCAACCTCTAGGTTTGTTAATTCAGAGAGAATCACAGTTACGCCTGCGCATTCGCCTACAAAGGCGCCCTCTGAAAACTTGACCACCCAGTATTCGATAGGCTCGCCAGCGTCGTCTATGAGGACGTCGCCTTCGCGGATTTCTGTACCGTTTTTATCTTTTAGCCCCGTGGATTGCTCGATAATATACCGCTTGTTGTCCGAGTCTGGCAATATTCGCGTATACCACAGGTCGGAGTCGTTGTGGTCGTATCCTTCAATGATAAATACGTTGCCTCGATTGTCTATAGCTGTGTCTTCTTCGTTGAGATAATCCTTTTCTAGGTTGTCCCAAACTCTGAAGTTATTTTTACTCATTTGATACGCCTCCTCGATTTCCTTTATGTGCGTTACATTTTTTATGCGCCAGCTGGCAGTTTTCGATTGTCGTTAAGCCGCCTTTGCTGATTGGTATGATATGGTCAATTGTGCAATCCTTCATTGTTTCGATTGATTTACCACAAAGCGCGCAGGTCGCTCCGTTCTTGTTTATCAGTTGTCTTCGTATGAATTGTCTTGAGCGCGTTTCTTTCGCTCCGTAGTCGCGAGTTACCTTCGCTGATAATTTTATATACATTTACTCCTCTCTGTTATTTTCTTAGGGGCAACGGTGGCTGTTGCGCTGGTCTGGCTGTTTTTGAAAGGTTTATGGAAGTGTGCGACCTCAAGTCTGCCGTCCCAGTGCCACTTTCGCTGGCACCACCGCGCTGTATTGTCGCCCTCTGCGTCGTTCTGGCGCGCTCTGTGGGGCTTTTTGTGTAAAAGTGCTAAGTTACCTTAATATTGAGGAAACGCTCACCAGGCGCGCTCTGGCGTTGTATTTCCTGGCAATTTCGCGGTTCTTCGCGTTTATTTTGTCGACGATTGGCTTTAGTTCGGCTTTGGCTTCGTCTAGCGTCAATTCGCCGCACCCGAGCCGCCGCTTGATGTCGGCGACGGCTTCGAGGTTCTTTTCGGCTTCTGTCATTATTTAATCTCTGCGCCCTTCAAGGCTTCTAGGATTTGGTTAAAGTCCATTACTAAGACCTTGCGCGCTCGTGGGTTCTTTTCGAAGAAGTCGTAGGCTGTGCGCTCTGGAGTGTCCCACTGTGGCTTGTTGTTGCCTGTTTCTAGCGCGTGCTTGAAGTCTTCGCGGTTGTATTCGTCTGTGAATACTGGCGTTGCTTTTCGGGTTGTGTATCGACCGCGCCCGCTCGTCCATTCGCTGGCTTGGATAGCGTAGCCTGCTTCTGCAAAGATTTTAATGTTGTTGATGTCTTTGGCTGTAAGCTTTTTCATTGCTTGCTCCTTTGTTCTTACGTTTGTCGTATTCTTAGTATATTGTAACGGCTCAAAAATAGCAAGGGTTTTTATGAAGATTTTTTGACTTTTTTTAAGAAAAAGAAAGACACCCCTGTTACGGAGTGTCTGTCGAAGTGGAGCGAGGCGCACCAACCAGCATTTGCGCCTCTGCCTGTGCCTGTAAGAACACGATTTTAGTATACCAGCCTTATTCTTCGGCGTCAAAGTTATCGACGTTTTGGTCGACATCGATTGGCTCGAAGTATTGCTGGACGCGCTTCGGGTCGCCCTTGTAAAAGGAGAGGAGCTTTACGTACTGGTCTTCTACCTCTCGCGTCGCGGCAAAGGTTTCGGCTATGCGCTCTATATCGCCCTTGTAAAACGTCAGTAGGTTCTGATGAGCCTTACCTGTTTTGCGCGTCTTCTGGAAGGTCGAGCCTGCGCGGATTGGCAAACTGCCCGCCGTGGTTACCAGTATGATTTCGTTGTAGTACTGCATTCCTGCGTCTTTGAACGCGTCGACCGTATCTCCGACAAAGTCGTGATAAATACCGTTAGAGTCCCTCACGTCGCCTACAACAATAGCTGCAAAGCGGTTCTCCTTCAGTCTGTTCACCGACTTCTGGATAATGTCGCGGTAGACCCTTAAGAAGTCGTCATAGTCCATATTACTTATGTCGGCGGGGTCGTCGCTGTATTTTTCGAGGTCTGCGTATGGAGGACAGGTGAAGATGAGGTCGACCTGTTCGTCGCTCTGCGGTACCGTCTTTGAGCTGTCGCCTATGACGTACTCAGGCTCTGGATAGCCCGCGCAGATTTCTGTAGCTTGAGCTATGTTTGCCTCTACCTGGTCTTCTCTCAGCTCGTGTCCTAGGTATCGATAGCCTAGACGGCTCGCGACTATTCCTCTCACGCTTCCGCCTGCGAAGGGGTCGAGAATCGTTCCGCCGTCAACGTTAAACCACGTATAAGCAATCTCAGCCAGGACTGGGTCAAAAATTGATGTACCGACATTCTGATACTTTTCAGTATCGAGATAATCTCGCTCGTACTCTTCATTTGATAGCTTTTTGCCGAGCTTCTTCTCGAGTTCGGTTTTCTTCATATAATAATCAGGTATACAACCAGACAGGTTCGCAAAGACTAGACCGCCTTTACGTCCGAGTTCTGATTTAATACCCAGCGTGAGCCACTGCTTCTTTCTGTCGCGCCAGTAGCCCTGCCGTGCGTCGAGGACGCTGAAGGGGGGGGCGATAAACGTACGAGCCAGCTTACCTTGCGGGTTCACCTCGTCCGAGTCTGCGGACGCGACCGCCGTCGGCACTGCTACGCCCCATTCGTCCAGCTTGTCATAGTCGTACCTGTTTGCGAGCTTGTCCCAGTCCCAGTCGCCGTTGTTCACGTTGTCGCGGATTGTGATTTCTTCCTCGCGCTCCTCTGTCAATCCCTCGATGAGGTGCGTCGGCACTTTTTCCAGCCCGAGCTTCTTCGCGGCTTCGTAGCGCTGATTTCCTCCGAGGATTACAAGCTTGCCCGTCCTGTTGCTCAGGATAAGCGGACGCGCCTCGAAGTAGTCAGGATTGTCTTTAATCGATTGACAAAGCGAGTCGAAGCTGTCCTTGTCGATTGTTCGCGGATTGTCTTCGAGCTTGTGCAATTCTGAAAGGTTTCTATACTTCACGGCGGTTATACTTCCTATGCTTTCGTAGTTCTTCCATTTCTGCCGCTCGTTCCTCTGGCGTGCGCTTCTGCCAACGTTTTTTCGCGTTTGCGGCTACTTTTTCGTGGAAGGCGCGCCATTTTTCCGCGTCTTTCTTCAATTTCTTATACTCTGCGATTGGCAGAGTGATTTCTTTAGCCTTCGTCATTTACTGAGCCTCCATATACGTTTTATAGTTTTTAGATTGCTGTGAGAGTGCCTTCTTTGCGTCGTCCTCGGTTGCGTAGTAAGCGATTGGGTTATAATTCACGGCTCCGCTCATAGGCACAACTACCAGCTCGCCTGTGCGCTTGTCTTGCGCGATTGCGTAGGCTACCGTGTTTTCGACGAGCTTCGTCGCTTCGTAGCTACCTTCTTTCGCTTTGATTTCTTTGTAGGCGTTCTTCCAGTTCGGCTGGTATTGGTTCGCTGGGTGCGCCGCCAGCTCCGCTCGTGCAATCAGCGCCGATTTGTAGGCGAGCGCGTCTGGATACCTCTCGAAGCTATTGCCGAGTGATATTCGCGCCGCGTCTGTAATCTCGCCGCGGTTTTCTGCGTCGCGCACTTCACCCTCTGCGGTTAAATAGTAGTACTTTGCGCCGATTGCTGGCTTAAAATATCGAGCCAGCTTCGTGTCGACTTTCGCGAAGAACTTCGCAAAGTCGTTAATTTTATCAATCTTAATCACGTACGCTTCGTTGTCGACTGATACCAAAGCGTCGCCGTTTGTCGATTGATAAAACATAGCGCCAGCTTTGCATTCTGGCGTGTCCTGGATTAGCTTAAAATACTTCACCGTTGTCGTCTTCCTTTCTGAGCTTGTCCAGCTCATCTCTTACGATTTCTATAGCTTCGGTTGCGCCGTAGGCTACATAACCGTCAATTCCTGCGCGCTTCAATTCTTCCAGCCAGAGCTTTTGCTTTGGCGATACGGTCGGGCGCGCGCCTCGTTGTCGCTTCATTTCGATAGCGATAAGCTTACTTCTGCCGTTTCGCTCTGATTTTACTATAACAAACAAGTCAGGCACTCCGCTCGATACTCCCAGTTTTCGGTTCACCATTCGATAGGCTCGCTGGCTCTGCTCGTTCGGCACGTGGAAGTGAGGCAGTCGTAAAACCTCGAGATAATTCACAAAGGCTTTGTGTTCGTCGACTTCGAGCGGATATTGCTTAATCGTCGAGGTCTTCATCTCGCGGCACCCAGATTGTAATAATCATCAGCGCAATTACTAAGATTGCTAGTACTGAAAATGTCGTAGCTATCACCTTCACGACGAAGTTGTGGCTGTTTGAAAAAATAAACAGCGGCATTGTTATTAGTCCTCCGATTGCGAAAACTACCACGCTCACAAAGAGCCTTGCTATTATGTCTATAATTTTCTGCCTCATTCTTTTGCCCTCCTCTTAAAATGGTATCTCTGATAGGTCGACTGGCTCGTCGAGTTTTATGTCGTCGAGGTTCACCTCGTCGCTTGGTTTGGTTTCTTCTGCGTCTTCTTTTTTCGACGCTTCTGCGCTTGAGAGTAGTTGTATACTGTTTACAATAACCTCAGCTCGCGAGCGCTTCTCGCCGTCCTTCGTTTCGTATTTGTTTATGTGCAATTTTCCGACAATACCGACGCGCTTGCCTTTGCTCGTGTACTTAGTTATTACGTCCGCGGTTTTTCCCCAAGCCAAACAATCGATAAAGTCGACGTACTCTTTTTCAATTCCGCTCACCGCGATTGTAAACGCGGCTATGTTTTTGCCTGATTTAGTGGTGCGCGCTTCTGCGTCGCGCACCAGCCTTCCTACCAGCGTTACGTTGTTAATGTCTGCCATTTTTATAAGCTCCTTTCTTAAATGACGCGCTCTCTTTTAATAATACAGCCAGGCACTATATCTGCGCCGCTTTTCTTTACATAGTCCTTAATCAAGCTCTCGCTTGGTACACAAAGCTCTCGAGGCACTTCGTTCGGGTTCACGATTTCGACGGTGATTTTTTCGCGACTGCCTGTCTTTGGTGCTTCCTTTTCCATTGCGCGAGCGGCGGCTTTGGCTTCAGCTTCCATTTTTTCCGCTAGGGCTTTCGCCTTGTCAATCTCTAACTGTTGCTCGGCTTCTTCCTTTTCTGTTTCTGGATTTTTCGCCAGCTCGATTTTTCGCTCGGCGATTTCCTGGCGCAGTTTGCCGATAAAGGCAATTGCGAGCGGGTGCTTTGCGTCGTCGTTTAATGCGGCTATGCGTTCCTCGGCGATTTTTTCGCTCTTGTCGACGTCTTCGAGGGTTTTCGCGTCTTCGATTGCTACCGCGTTCTTGATTTCCAGCAGGCTTACCCAGACGCGCTCTGCTTCGCGTTTCTTCTTCTCTTCCTCGACTCGTTCGAAGGCTAGGATTTCGTTAGCGACAATTCCGCGAGCTTCCTCGGCTGGTGCTAAGATGTCGCGCTCTGCGCTGATGAATTGTTTTTTCACGTCGTCTAGCTGTCGTGTAAAGTTCTTGCGTAATTCTTCGGTTGACTTCTTGTGTGCAGTGATGTCTTTTATGACTTCCTTCGCGGTTTTTACGTCTGCGGCTGTTTCTACCTTGACGTTCTTGGCTCGCTCGAGTAGTTCGTTTGATTTGATTTTAAGCGGTGAGATTGCTTCTATTTGTTTATTCGCGGCTTGGCGTAGTTCCTGGTTGGCTTCGTTCATACGTACCCTTTCTTTTAGTTTGTTGTGATTTAATTATATCAAAAATTATGTAACGCTACAATACTTTTACGCTATATTCGCGGACTTTTTTCTCTGCGGCTTTTAGCTCGTCGATGAATAGCGCCACCTCAATTTCGAGGTTCTTGATGTAGTCCTCGTCGCGGTAGACGCGCACTATGACTATCTGCGCATTTTCTGAAAAGTCTGGCGCGTAGCTCACCCAGTCCCACCAGAGCCGCTCCTTATCGCACATCATATTCCCTTGGATTTGCGGTATGTAGATTGACGGCACTTTGCCTGTCGTGAGTGCTTCGAGGTGGTGCGCTGGTGTGCGGTTCTTGATTTCTATACCACCCTTGCCTTCGCCTCGCCAGTTGTCGACCTCGACTATTCCGTCGGCGCTCGCTCCTGTATCGAGGAAGAGGTGCTTCTTCAGTCCGCGCTCTTCTACCACGTTGCCTGTTTCTAGCTCATACCTGAGCCTTGCGGCTGGCTCCATTTGCGAGCCCCATTCCATATAGGCAGTCTTGCCGTAGCGGCTGTATGGCTGACCCGTTAGCCGCTCGGTTAATAATTCGGCGAGGTAGTTCTTGCGCGAGGTGCTTTCGTATCTTGCAAACCCTCCGCGCTTTGCGAGGATATCGCCGTAGCGGCTGGCGGTCGGTATTCCGAGGCGGTCTTTATACCAGCCCTCGGTTCCCTGCTCGTGGTTTGTTGTGTCCATTTTAGCCCTCGACTTTTGTTGCGGTTGCTTCTTTGATTTTTCGTAGTCTTTCGCGTGCGATTGTTGCGGCGTAGGCTTGCTCCGCTGGTGCTAGGCTCGCGTAGGCGGCTTTTAATTCGGCTATTGTTTCGGCTTTCTTTAATCGCTCAAAGGCGTCCTCTTGCGGTTCTTCTGCCAGTCCGTAGTCTGAGTTGTCGATTGTGTCGATGTCTTTCACCTCCTCGAAGAAGTAGCGCTTGCAGGCTCGTTTTATGACCGATTTTAGCCAGAACTCCGTGTCCCATTTTTCCCAGAGATAGTTGTTGCGGCTACTCTTCTTCATTTTTTCGAAGTCTTCGGCTGACAAGCCCTCGTAGTGTTCCGCGTCGCCTGTCTTAATCACACAATATGCGCCCACGATTTTTGAATTGCCAAACGGCTTGATTTTGTGAGAATAAATGACCTTGCCGCTTTGTTTTTCGACTGTGAAGTCGTCGTCTTCGCGCACTACTTGGACGTCAAAGGTTGCGTTCGGGTGCAATTTTAGCACTTTATTCTTGTAGCCCTGATATGTAACCATTGTCATATTCGCGCCCGATATGACGACGTTGACGCCGTCGAGAGGCAGGTTCAGGTTTAGCCATTTCGCAATCATACCCGCGAGCGTTCGCGCTCCGTTCTTGCCTACCACGCGCTTGTCGGCTGATTTTCGCGACTCGTCGATGAGTGCCTCCTTGATGTAGCGCAGGCTTGCGCGTGCGTCTTTGCTGTCTACGTCTACCTCCATTTTCTCGAGTTCGTCTTTAATTTCTGCTATGATGTCGTTGATTTTTTCCACTTCGTTCCTCCTTGTTTAGTTGCTTTACTTTATTATATTGTAGTGGCTCAATTTGTGCCAGGCTTTGTGCGTGTGAAGCGCTCAATCGCTCGCTCTAAGAACTTCTCGGGGTCTGTGCTTGACCTTACTAGTCCGTTGCCTGTCATTCTTCGGCAAGTCGTGAATATTTGGTTGTTAATCCTGCTTGCGAGTGGCTCGTAGTGGATTTCTAGCACTTCGTCGCCGTCCTGGATTTCCATTTGGACGGGCGCAATAATTCCGCGGGTGGTTTCGCCTGCTAGGATTTCGACTAGGTGTCGCTTCTGCATTCGCGGGGCGTGCAGGGCGATAAACTCGCCGCTGTCGTCGATTGGCAGGATTACCGCCTCCGCCAGCTCGTTGGCGAGGGCGAGCAGGTCGCCGTTATACTCGCCGTTGACTAGTTCGTCGTGTAGTGCCATTTGTAGCAGTTTGTCTGCTAGGCTGGCGGTTCTATTCGCTGTAATCATCTTGAGCCTCCGCTTCTTCTATAACTCGCTTCTTGGTTTCCTCGTCGACTTCTTCGCCGCAGTCTGGGCATACAATCGCGTATGTTCCGCCGCAGGCGCATTCGACGTAGCCGCTCTCGCCTCGCCCACAGCAGGGTTCTTCGAGATAAGCGTGTTCGTGTTTGCATTCTTGCATTGTTTTACCTTTCTCTTACGTTTTGTTGTACTCTCATTATATTGTACCCTCTCAAAAATATCAAGCCTTTTTGTGAAGATTTTCAAAGATTTTTTAGCCCTTAAATGAAAGCGATATTGTCCCGCTTTTTCTTCTGCTCGGCTCTCATTCGAAGCACTAGCTTGTCAAACTGCTTACGGAGTTTTGCGGTGGAGAGAATATTTTGCGACCAGAAGTCGTCCTCCTGCGACCATTTCATCACCGCGTTAATTTCGGCGTAGCTGTAGCCGTCCAGCCTGTGGATTTTCTCGATTGTTTCGACATCTTTTTGGAGTTGTGCTTGTGTTCGCTTTTTGTTCGCCCTGTTTGGCAGTCGTTTTTTTATCATTTCGTGCATTTTTTCGACTATTTCAGCAGCTTCTGCGGAGGTTTTACTCACCTCGCTTGTCCGTTTTCGGACAAGTAGAGTATTTCTATTACTGTTTCTATTACTGTTTCTATTACTGTATTCTATAGTCCTCCGTGGGGGCAGGGGGGGTGCCTCGGCGGGTGTAGGGGGTGTGCCTCGGCGGGGGCAGGGGTGTGCCTCGGCGGGGGCAGGGTTTACCTCTGTTGACTCTTGACTTTCCTGTGAAAATGTTGGCACGGCTATAGTTAGCATTGGCTCTATGTTCATTCTATGGTACTTTTCGTCCATATTTACCTTAATCCAGCCCGAGGCATTCAGTTCGCTTATGATGTTGACCACGGTCTTATAAGCTAAGCCTGTTTCTGCGGCGATTGTTTTGTTGCTGGCAATACAGCCATAATCGCCGAGCGCGTGCGTTTCTATGGCTCCGTAAACCAGCACGTGGCTGTGTTTGGTTATTTTTCCGTTGGCGAGTTCTCGATTTAGTAAGCTTGCGTAAAATGGTATGTTTTTTAGCATTTCTTTGACTCCTTCGTTGCTTATATGCTCCTATTTGCTATTCATTCCGCTTTATTTTGCTTTTTGGCGTTCAAGCCCGTAACTTTATCGTCTTTAATTTTTACGGCGCTTCTGGCGCGTCTGACGCGTTTTCTGCTAAGATTTCGGCGGTGCGCTTTTTTACAAACGCTTCGCGGGCGTCTGCGTCTTTCAGCGCGTCTGGATTTTTGAGATTTTCGCGTATGTATTCGCGAGCGGCTGTGCCTCGAGCTTCTTCTTCGGTTGTCGGCTTCGCTTTCGCGTCGATTTGCTTGTTCTTGTCTATGGCTTGCAACCGCGAGCAGGCGCACTGTTCGTTCGCTCGGTGGAAGTTCTCGTGTAGACAGATGAAGCCGCGGTTCTTAATCCTGGCGCTGTCGCGGTATCTGTCGTAAGGCAGTATTCCGTCGATTGAGTGCGTCGCAAGGACTGACCCCTGGAGGGCAATATTTCTATACCCCTCTGATATCTTGACAGCGACCTCTCTGGCTTCGTCTTTGGTTAATAAAAAGTCCCCCGTCTTTGATACTAGGACGAGTGTGTCTTTGGCGTTTCTTCGCTCCATTTTTAGACCCCTTTGCTGGTTAATTTTTAATGTACTCTTACTATATGACAAGCGCGGATTTTCCGCCAGTGGCTATGTAATTTTTGCAACAGAAAAGAGGGCTATTTTGCCCTCTTTCTTGTTCGCCTTTTGTTCTATTTTTCGGCGGGTTTTTCTTCTTTTTTAGCCTTCGCTTTCGGCTCTTTTACGACGATTTCGTACTTGTCGCCGTATAGCTCGATGATGAGCTTACCTTCTGCGTTCGGTTCGACTTCGATTTGATACATACTGCTTCCTTTCTCTAAGCGCTTGCGGTCTGCCGCCCTCTGCGCTGAGTATAAGTACATTATACACTACATATTCGCCGCGTCTGCCGCCTCTTAAAACGTCGGGGCAGATTTCGTTTATGCGCTCCTGTGTGCGCCTGTTTACGATAAAGACGCGACCGCTATCGTTTATTACTGAATAATCGCGGTGGAGCTTGTTCTTGAATAGCCAGACGTTCGTTCTGTGCAATAATCGCGTATAGAGATAGTCGTACTCTCTGATACCTTTACTGTTCTTAATCGTCGCGTTTAGTTCTCGCTGGATTTCCGCACCCGTCATTCTTCTAAGCCTTTCTCAGGTTGTTTGTATTCAAAGCCGCCCAAACTTGCCCTCGGGCTGATAGTACGGCTCGGTCGCCTATCAATTCGGTGATGACGTAGTTGTTATCGTATTGTGTCAGCGGCGTTCCGTTATAATCCACAGCCACCTTCGGCTGGACGATGTCGCCTACGCTGAAGCGTGGAGCTTCTGGCTCTGGTGCTGGCGTTGCTGGTGCTAGCTTCGCGTTCACGCGGTTCTGGATATCATCGGGGTTGTAACCCGCTCCTGCTAATCGTGCGCGTCGGTCGTCGCCGTTGCCCCAGTCGCCGCGAATAACCTGCTCGGCTACTTCGTCGGGTGATAGTTGCGGTTGCGGTGCTGGTGCTGGAGCTGGTGCGATGTGCCAGCGCTTGAGCCTCATTGCGCCGAGGAAGCTTCCTAGGTTCATATTGATTTCAGAAAACGGAGCGCCGTTGCCGTTGCCTGTTTGGTTCTGCCCCAAAAGCCTCACGTAGCCGCCGAGATTGCCCGATACCGCCATTCCGACGTGTCCCCACTGCGTGCCGCCGAAGAAGAGCCAGTCACCTGGCTGGATTGCTCCGCGGTCTGTTATGAGTTCAAACTCGCTCCCTGCGTTATAACCACGAGCTGCTTCCCAGGCTCCGCGTGCCGCGCCTGTGCCGCCTGTGGACAAAGTTCTGCCGACTGCGTTCAGCCAGAAGAGCGCGCCTCCGTCCCAGCATTGCGCGCCGTATGCGCCGTCAACGTCAAAGGCTTGATTTATAACCGCGTTGCGAAAACTCTGCCAGCTGTCTGTTGGTACGCTCGCGCCGCGTCCGCTGTCCAGGAGTGCTTTCGCGCCTGATTTCTCTACCGCTTTTTCTACGTCTGCGTCTTTGGCTTTTTTGCCGTTTGGAAGGTCTGCAACATCAACCACTAGCGGTGCTTCTGCGTCCTCTTTTTCGAGGGCGCTGGTTGTGATTTTGTCGAGGTTCTTCTGGCTCACGCCGTAGATTTCGGCTAATTTCTGGATATTCTTCAATACCATACCTGCAATTCCTGCCGCCAAAACGCCGAAGATAATCTGCGAGCTGATTTGGTTCGCGCCTTGCAATTCAATTCCCCAGTTCGGCGCAAAAATAAGGAGCGCCTTTGCTACTAGGATAATAACTATCGTGCTTGCGCCTAGGAGCGCGTATTTCGCTAGCCCGTTTAGCCATAGCTTCTTGTCGAAGCCTTCGCTAATCTTCCAAACGTTAATATTCGACCAAGCCGACAGGATTGTGTACGATATCGTCGCTAATCCATACAAAGCAAACGCTTGCAAAGATTGCACTAGTAGCTCTGTCATTTCTGTCATTTTTCGCCCTCCTTATAAATGAGCCTTAGTATTATTACCGTAATTATATCATCTAATATATCGACGATAGAGTAAAGTAGACCGTCGTAGCCTTTCGGCTCTGGCGCTATTTCGATATGCGTGTAGGCTCCGATAATCCACTGTATCAGTAAAATTGCGTTACTCGTCAATAATGATATCGATAAAATGAGAAGTAACACTTTCAAGTGTCGCACCTCTTTCGGCGCTTTTAGTCGGTATAGTTCTATCTGTCGCAATATAATAGCGACAAGTGCTGTCGCTATCAATATACGCGCAATCGCGGTTATAGTTATAAACATTTTTCTATGGTTTCTTCGGCTGTTTTTTCGGCGCGCTGACCGCCTTTTTTAGCGTGATGTGGAAGTGGTTCTCACGTATTCGTTGCTCTAGTTTTTGGCTGTTCTTTGCCAGGTTCACGTAAGCCTGCTGTGTATTTTGTCGCGCTTTTCGCGCCTCTTCGCGGGCGGCTTCGATGTCCACGCTGTATAATTCCGCTCGTATGACTGCGGCTGTGTCCATTTTAATTACCCCCTCGGTTAATCTTCTCAGTTAATAAGTCGATTGAGTGCGACATCTGAGTAATTGCCTTTGACTTTTCGGCTTCGTTCGCGGCGTCCTGTTTATAAAACTCTATCATCTCGTGTCCGTTCGCGCCTGCGATTTCGACGAGTTTTTGGTTCAGTTCTTCGTTCTTCTTCCAGAGCTTAAAGACTGCGGTAGATAAAGCGATGACGGCTATACCGAGTACGCCTTGCGTTGCCAGATATGTCGTTACGCTTGCTTCCATAGCTTTATTTTAGCACCCTTAAATGTCCTCGGACAAGTCGCCTTCCCATTCGACCAGCTGGATTTTATAGAAGCCCTCCTCCGACGCCATAGTTCCCGCAAAAATTGAGATGTTTTGCCCTTTCTTTATGAAAACGCGCCTACTTGCCATAACTGGCAAAGAGCCAGCGTGCTGAGAAACGATTGCAATCGCGTTATAAAACGCGTTATCTACGTTATATTTGCCTTGCGGCAAGTCTAGCGCTATTAATGCCATTCGGTCGCCGCCTAGTCGGTTGTGATTGTTTAGCGTTGTCTGCGCTACGGCTATTTCGTAGTAGCCTGAGCGTGGCGCCGTCATATGCGCACCCACAGTCTGCGCTCGTCCCCAGTTTATGGTGCCGTAAACAAAGTGCGCGCTCGGCAGTTGTTGGTTTTGTGTTACGCCTACATACTTTCTCGTGTACCCGCTCGGCAATTCGCTCGCGACTTCTGCTTCTATCTCTGTCAATCCTAATGCTCGGAAAGAGCGCACTCGTGTTGGCGTTTCGAGTGGCTTCTCATTCATATAGATTTTACCCTTGACGTCCAGCGCCCTGCCTTCGGCTGGCATTTTGCCAATACCGACATTGCGGTTACTGCTCGATATCATCATAATAGGCACGCCTCTGTCGAGAGAGATTTGAGTTTTTGAAGTACTCAATTTGTCGCGCACTTCAATTTCGATAATAAACTTCGACGAGTTCGCCATTGATAAAAAGGCTGGCGTCATTGTGAAGGCTCCCTCGCTCTGCGTAAAGTCGCGCTTTATCCAAGCGTTCCAGTCGTTGTCGTCCTGCTTCCAGCGATAGCGTAGGCTGTTTGGCTCTATTCGGTTCTTGTCGGTTCCGTCTACGGTTATGCGCGCAAAGGTTCCGCTGACGCTGAGCTTCGTTTCGTTTTCAAAGTTATTTTTTCGCTCGGCGGTCGCTGTGATTTTCGGCGTGTCGTATTCGATAAAATTCAAGTCCTTGAAGGCTTCCGCGGTTAAGCCGCGGCTGTCTGTCGCCTGAATAACCAAGCGCTGGCTTCCTTTTTGACTAATCGTTCCGAGTTCGGCTTCGTATGGCTTGCCGTTTTGTTTTTCGTCGTGGGCGATTGTCGCGGTCTTGTCGACGAGCTTTATCGAGTAGCTCTTCGGCGTCGCTTTTAGGCGCGTTTTCATTTTGTCGGCGTCGGCAATCGTTGCGACTACTGTCGATATTCCTTGAATAAAGACGCGGTCGTTGCCTGTTACGGCTTTGCTGGTGGTGTTTGTGTCGCGGGCGTCAATCTTTGAAAAGAGCGGGCTGGCTTCTTTGTCGTTCACGGCAATTGTTACGTTCTGGAAGCCTGAGCCAATCATTGAGCCGCCGTTAAATGTCCAGGTGTCCACACCTAGACTTGTCTGGCGCGTGTTCTTCATTCGCTCGTAAATGGTGTCTATTTCCTGCGGGGTTGGTGTCCAGACGTACTGGTCACCGACGAAGCCGTCCTGTCGCTTGATTTCTGCGCCGTCGGGTATCTGAATACTGACGTTGTGATGAAAGCTCCAGTGCTTCTTGTTCATATTGACGACGATTGGTTCGCCTACAATATACAAGCCTTTTGCAAAGGTTGGCGAGCTTGCTCGCGGTATTGCTGGCAATTCCCAGCCGCCGCTGGTTTCAAGCGCTCCGCTTCCGTAAAGTGAGCCTGACATTCCAGCGCTGAAGGCTTTGCCTCCGTCGCTGTTGTGGTAGATGTCCATTATTCCGCCGCCGAGTTGGTGGTCGCCGTTGCCACTGATGTTCGACCAGACACCGCTCGCGATGTTGCCGCTTCCGTTCACGGTCGTTGTATTCAAGCGCACCGCGTTGCTGTACCAGCGGGCGTTGTTCGCGATGTTAATACCGACCTGCCAGTTAATAACTGAGCGGTTCGTGCCGACGTCCTGTCCGCCTAGTTGCCATTGAAAATAGAAGCAAGTGCTGTTATACCTGCCAGTTTCAATTCGTCCAGATGTTGCCACTATTTAGTCCTCCTCTCCGCTGTCGATAAAAGCGACGCCTTTAATGCTTCCAATTTTAATCGCGATTTGCTTGATTGGGTTCAGCACTATTTCGTCTTTCGCTGAAAACTTTGTAACGATTGTCCGCTCGCCGTTCACCGTAAAGACGCGCTGTTGGCTTCCGCCCGACTCGGCGTATCCTGAAAACTCGAGCGGCGTCATTGCTGTATAGGCTCCGTCGTAAATGTCCGACTTTACTATCAAGCCGTACTCGTTCATTGTTACCGAGGTACTCATTGCCTCGCCGCTCGCCTGCTCCCAGTTTGCCGAGCTTCTGCCGTGCGCAAGCATTATGTCCGTAAAGGTTGCCTCTGCGTCGCCGTTTGCCCAGATTTCGACTATGACCTCGTCGCTTGCGGTCGTATAAAAAGGCTCGCACTCTAATCGCTTATAAAAGGCGCTCTCTCCCTCGCCAATTTGTGTATAGCAGAGGTTCTCGGTTGGCACTGTCGCGGTGCGTACAAGCATTCCTGCAATACCTAGCGCGCTCTTCTTGATAAGACAGCTTAATGTGTAGTAGCCCCGCTCTTCCTCCGTGTCCGTGATTTTCGAGCGTCTGATTTTCACGGTCTGGCTTACTCTCCTGCCTCTTAAGAAGAGGTTGTTGCCTGAGATACCACCGTTGGCTTTCGCTTCGGCGCTCGGTGCTACGTCGATAATTGAGGGCGAGCTTAGGGTATATTCCTCCCACGGCTTGTATAGGTTCGGCTCTGGTGCTGTGTCGTCTGGCTTCTCCTTCGATTTATAAAAGAAGGCGGAGTTCCTCAGGAGGTTATTACCGCCTGCGCGCTGTATCTTGTTAGTGATTTCGCGCACTTTCTGCGTGATTTCTGTGTGGTTGTCGTTTACTACGTTGCCGAGCGTCTGCACGTCGCTCACTACTCCGCGAATAACCTGCTCCTGCTTATCTACGTACAGCTCTGTGTTCTTTATTCGCTTGTCGATGTTGCTCGTGCGGTTGTAGTTTATTTTTGTGCGCGCTGGGTCTTTGCACCAGAGATTTTCTTTAATTCCGCCGTCGAGGGTCAATTTGCGCCCCATAACCACCGAGCGCTTGCCGTTAATTTCGACGATATCGCCGACCAATGCGCCTATAACGCCGCTGGTTTCGGCTTCAAACGGGTAGTAGGTTAAGCCCTTAAAATACGGAAAGAGTTTAGTCTTCACCGCTTCGCGTCGCTTGTCTATGATTTGGTTGTTGGT